GAATCAATTAGAAATTTCTGCTAGATGTGCAAAAGCAAGACAAGGGTTATTTGACGGTAAATAAATATGAAAGATATTAGTAACGTAAGTGGAACAATAAAACAAATTATATCATTTGAGCCGTCAACAATTGAGACGATTGATTATTCGGTTTATGATTTTGTTGACAAAGAGCTTAATATTTTTTGCACTACCAACAAAGGATTTAAAAAGGTTCCAGTTATTTGGCAAGCCTCAGAGAGGGCTTTTCAAATAAAAAATGATAAAGATTTAAGAGATGACAATGGAACTTTAATTTTTCCTATGATATCCATAGCAAGAACAGGTTTTGAAAAATCATTGTCAGATAAAGGCGTATTTTATGGAAATGTTTATCCTGTTAATGATGCAAAGGGTGGCTCAATTACAATTGCGAGAAGAATTAACCAGAATAAAACAGGAAATTTTCTTAATGCAGATACCTATAAAAAGAAAAGTAAGATTGTAGGAAACCAAGGAATCCCAGGTTCACAGCAAATTAATTTCCCTGATCGTCGAAAAGCAGCCGAAAAGAAAATTGTATATGAAACATTAACTATTCCCACGCCCGCATACGTTAATGTAAATTATACCATTTCAATTAGAACAGAATACCAGCAACAGGTTAATGAAATTGTACAACCTTTTGTTACCGTTACAAATGGCATTAATTACTTGGTTTTTAAAAGAGACGGACATTCATATGAGGCGTTTGTTCAATCCGATTTTGCATCTACCAATGATATAACAGAACTTGGAGCAGAAAGTAGAATATACCAAACTGAAATTAACATAAGAGTCTTAGGTTACCTTGTTGGTGGAGATAAAAATGAAAAAAGACCCAACGTTGTAATAAGAGAAAATGCTGTAGATATTAAAACCCCAAGAGAGCGCGTCGTGGTAGGAGACACACCAGACTGGACAAAAGGAAAATTCATACCTTAAATCTTGCGTCTTTTCGCCAATAAACACACTATTTATAAAAGATTATTAAAGAATAACAAGGAGATTTAATCACATGGCATCCAAAAAATACCGCTTCGTTTCACCTGGAGTTCAATTAAGAGAACTTGATAGATCACAAATTCCAGATGAGCCAGAAGAAATCGGACCAGTTATTATCGGTCGCGCTCAAAGAGGTCCAGCGCTTCAACCGGTAAAAGTTCAAAATTTTACAGAATTTGTTCAAATCTTTGGTACACCGCAACCTGGTGGTAAAACAAGCGATGTGTGGCGTGAAGGAAACGAAGGTTTATCTCCTCAATATGGTGCCTATGCAGCACAAGCATGGTTAGCAAATAGCACTCCTTTAACTTTTATAAGGCTTCTTGGTCGTTCACACACCAACGCTGATACAGGCGGCGAAGCAGGTTGGAAGGTAGGCGGTGCGGCAACCACCACTAATGGTGGTGCTTTCGGTCTCTTCTTGACAGATGATGGTGCTACACTTGGTACTTTAGCAGCAGTTTTTTATACTGAAGCGGATTATGTTATGTCCCTCAGTGGTACTCGCGGAGATGGATCAGCTCTAACAAGCGCAACCGCAGCGATTATAAAAAATGCGGTTGGACCTGCTGCTGGTGGTAATTGGACAGTTGAATTAAGTAGTAGTAGTGGTCCAGTTAGTGGAAAGAAATTTGAATTTAACTTTGATCCATCCAGTGGAAAGTTCATTCGTAAAGTTTTAAACACAAACCCAACAAAACTTGAAGCAAACGGCATTTACGAAACAACAGAACAAGAGAATTACTTTCTTGGCGAAACTTATGAGTCAACCGTCGCATCAAAAATTACTAGCGGATCGACAGCTGGGAAAGTTTATGGTGTTATTTTAGGTTTAGATGTCGCTAACGGTAATAATGATCTTAGTTATAATGCAAATCAGGTAAATTCAAATCCAGCATCTACTGGGTGGGTTGTTGCACAAGATACAGGACCTTTTGCCTCATTTGCTGAAAGAAACTTGAAAAAGCTTTTTAAAGTGGTATCACTTGAGCACGGCACCTGGGCAAATGAAAATATTAAAATCTCAATTCAGGACATTAGATATTCTGATGATCCCGCTGATGAATATGGGACTTTTTCACTTGTTGTAAGAAGCGCAAAAGATACAGACAGCGCTCCTGTTGTTGTCGAAAGTTACGCAAACTTAAACTTAAATCCTGATTCTCCAAATTATATTGCAGCGCGAATTGGTACAGAATATGCCCGATGGGATGATACTGCTCGTAAATGGAGATATTATGGAGAATTTGAAAATCAGTCTAAATATATTCGCATTATTGAAGCAGCGGGTCTAGGTTCTGATCCTACTCTTGTTCCGTTTGGGTTTCAAGGACCAATTAGACCAGTTGGTCTTAGAATTATGAGTGGATCTACACAAACAAGACCAGCGTCCCTATCTCAAACACATTTCTCAAACACAAATGCAAGTCAGGTTGCATTCGGAAAGAATACTCTTGCTGGCTATAGAAAACTCGATGCGGGATCAGACTATCTGGTAAATGCATTTCCGTCAACCATGCTAACTATGTCTTTTAATTACCCAGCAACTAAACTGAGAGCAAGCACAAAAACCGGAAACCTTTCGGACCCGACAGATGCTTACTTTGGTATTGACACAACTAACAGTAATAGTAGATTTGACACAGCTTACATAGATTTGGTTCGCGGTCTTCCAGATGCAGCGGGACACCCAGCAGATGCCGATGTTCTTGGACCTACAACGTCTGAAACATCTAGTTTTACTGAATTTTCTTATATCTTTTCATTAGATGAGATCTCGCGAGCTGAAGCAATTGCTGGAACCAATGACGACTTTGAAGCTTTTTATGTGTCTGGATCTCGTGCAGCAGGAGATTCCATCAGCGCGTCAGGCTCATCCGGCACAAACGGAACTTATAAGGACACCATCGACGCAGGATTTAACCAGTTTACAGCACCAATGAATGGTGGCTTTAATGGAAACGACATCACTCAAACAGAGCCTTTTAATAATCGAGTTATGGGTAATAGTGTAACTCAAAAAACCAATTATGCTTTTAATAGTGTGAGAGTGGCAATAGATACTTGTGCTGACCCTGAGCTGGTAGATATGAATATTCTTTCTGCACCGGGTATTTCAGTAGATGGTCTTACTAATAGAGTAATTGATGTATGCGAGGCAAGAGGTGACGCCCTAGGTATTATAGATATTAAAACAAGCTCTTTCACGCCAGCGCCAGACAGAACCAGCGTGGTTAGAGATGATGCCAGTACTGTTAGAGGTAATGCCGCAGATGCTGCAAAATCGTTTAAGACAAGGCAAATCAATAACAGTTACGGGGCAACATACTATCCTTGGACAAGGGTAAGAGATGAAGAAACTGGCAAAACTTTCTATTGCCCACCTTCGGTTGCAGCAATTGGGACATTATCTTATTCGCAAGCAGTTTCAGAAGTTTGGTTTGCACCAGCAGGATTTAATCGCGGTGGACTAACAGCGGGAGCAGCAGGCATCCCGGTCGTCGGCGTAACTGAAAAACTTTCTTCTAAAGATAGAGATAAACTTTATGAAGCAAACATCAACCCAATCGCTTCATTCCCAAGTGAAGGATTGGTAGTATTTGGACAAAAGACACTTCAGTCAACAAGAAGTGCCCTTGATAGAATTAACGTAAGAAGGCTATTGATTAATGTGAAGAAAGAAATTTCAAGAATTTCAAATGGTCTTCTTTTCGACCCTAATACACAAGTTACCTGGGATAGATTCACGGGTCAAGCAGTTCCATTTTTGGAAAGTGTTAAATCTAGGCTCGGTCTAGAGGACTTTAAGGTTGTTCTCGACACAACAACCACTACCCCTGATTTAATCGATAGAAACGTTATGTATGCTAAGATTTTCTTAAAGCCAACTCGTGCAATCGAGTTCATTGCGGTTGACTTTGTTATTACAAACACAGGCGCATCTTTTGAGGATTAAATAAGAGGCATTACTAATTAATTAAAGTAGGAGATAAATAAAAAATGACTTTCTGGACAGACCCAAGATTAGAACCTAAAAGAGGATATAAATTTGTATTAAGTATGCCTGGTGGATCAGCCACCAACGGTATAAGAGAATTTTTGGTAAAGAGCGTTGGAAAACCACAATTTGAAATTGGCTCAGTACCACACGCTTTTCTTAATCACACATTTTACTATCCAGGAAAAACAACATGGCAACCTATCACGGCTGTTATTGTTGATACGATTGACCCTAGTGCAAATGCTACTCAAGAGATCATGAAAGTTCTTGAAGAATCTGGCTACGATTTACCAACAACTCCTACTGTTACTGCTGGATTTGGAACAGTTTCTAAAGACAAAGCTGTAAATGCAGCTCTAGGTCAGGTCAAAATCGCAACTCTCGATTCAGATGGAAACAGAATTGAAGAATGGGTTCTCAACAATGCTTTTATCACACGAGCAGAGTTCGGTGAACTATCTTACGAGACAGAAGATCTACTAAATGTTTCTATAACACTCCAATATGATAATGCTTTTGTTAACGTTATCAATGGAGCAGGAACAATTCCTAGAACTTCTTCTTAATAAATTATGAGGTTTAAATGCCACGAAATAGTGTAAAAAAATTATCAGTAGATCAACAAACTACACCCCCCCTCCAACAACCACAAGATAACTTACAATCAATTTTAGGTTTCGTAATGCCCACGACTCATGTGGCTTTACCATCAGAGGGAAAATTTTATCCACCAAGTCATCCATTGCATAATTGCTCGGAAGTAGAAATTAAATTTCTTTCGGCAAGAGAGTTGGATGTTCTTACTTCCAAGAGCTTATTGAAAAAAGGTATTGCTATCGAAAGAATGTTGCAAAATATTCTTGTTGATAAGAGCATTGTTATTGATGAGCTTTTGATTGGCGACAAGAACGCTATCATTGTTGCAGCTCGTGCTGGAACATTTGGTGGAGATTATGAAGTTCGCCTTCAGTGTCAAGAATGTGGTGAATTCTATGAACATGTTTTTGACTTGAGCGACGTTGATACAAAAAACAACGATGAAGTTTTGGACTCCCTAGAATTCTCCCAAAATGGGACATTTTTTGTAACTCTTCCTCAAACCGAGGTAAAGGTCGAGTGTCGTCTTTTGACCTCAAAAGATGAGAAATATTTAGAAGAAAGAGCAAAGAAAAAACAAAAGATGGGCTTACCTGATAGTGCCCTGACAGATCATTATAAATCTTTTATTGTTTCACTTAATGGTGTTACAGAAAGGGGGTTGGTTGATGAATTTGTAGATGTTATGCCTGCGGGCGATCTCCACTTTTTAAACAAGGAATATACGAAAGTATTACCTGATGTTGATATGGTTCAAGAATCAACTTGTAGACATTGTGGAACTGAAAACGAAACATCTATACCATTCACTCT